TCATCATAGTCAATCGTTAATTGTAAACTTACGCCCGCATTCCACTTAGCCATCTACTCCACCGCCTTTCACGATTGTAATTGCTTCGTCCATTGCTCTGTTCCATTCCAAATCTTCATCAGTTCGCACGACTCTGAACTTGTCGTTTAACTGCTCCACAACCTTGTCCGGGTCGTAGGCGGTCGGCTGTGCATTAAAAGTATCATGTATGATATCACCTATGGTAACGTATGTATCTATTGCTTCTCCGTCTGATCCATCCCACATGATGGAACTTAAATTATTTGCTAAATCCTCATACAATTCGTCCGCATCAATCAGTCTCATCGTTTGCCCTCCTGTCTAATAATTCGCCTGAACTACTTTTACTATTTCCCAAAAGCAAGCATATATCTCTTCGTAACTGTTTTCCCCAGCAATAAGCTGTTGATCAACGATCTCCTGTACCGCTCTTCTTACAGTCATCGCTTTCTGGCATTCTTCCACTGTTCCGATCGTGCGGTACTGTTCAATTTCTTCAAGTGCATTGATTGCCATTGCATAAGCATTTTCAAATGATTTTCCCCATGATGTATCACACGGAATCGCTTTTCCAAGTTCGTTACAATCATATTTTAATTCTTCAATTGCTTCATTCTCCGTCATAACTACACCTCCAACAGTTCCTGGTTATCAATCATGTTGCCGATCACTTCAAAATTCTCTGAATCAAAATCATCCAGTTCCTCGTAGTCATCACAGCCCGGCTCATTCGTACACCATCCGTTTTCATGCCACACGACACGCTTTCTCGTCTCATCTTCTGGAAACTCAACGTCGATATGCCCTGAAAGAATATCATTCTCAAAAATCAGCTTACCGTTCTTATCAGGCATTGCGGTGCACTGGCAGACGGTTTCTGGGTCTACTTCGGCCATGTTCGGGATATCATTGATCATTCCCCATAGGATATATCTTCTCTCCCAGATACCATATAAATATCCTTGTATCCATTCGCCATTATCAATCCGCTTTCCACGGGATAAAAATCTATTCTCCATCACTCTTTCACTCCCTTCGGTGTTATCTTGATCCTCTTCACACAATCCGGGCAGAAATCAAACCCGTTCACTCTTGTGGTGCATTCCGTGCAGATTTTCTTATCACAGGTCATGGTATAACTTTTAAATCCGCTTCCCCGTGCATGTGTAATAACTGTATTTACAGGCATGTCGCACAGCAAAGTTGATTCCTTTTTTTTACAGAACGGGCACAGATCATCTTTCGGTATATGTTTAACTACGTCTCCCATCACGTTCCACCTTTTTTCCTTTGCAAAATCCTCTATGTTCATGCACGGAAAATGAAATACTTCCGGTCTGCTTCATGTAAGTCAATTTTTCTCCGGTCAACTCACATTTATGTTTACGTTCGTTTAAATACTGACATCTTCCATCACAGTACATCACTTTCCCCCTCCATTTCTTTCAGCTTGGCTTCGGCTTCCTCTCTGGTAAGGAATATCCTTTCGCCAATGTCGCACGGTAAATAGCAACTCTCACCCATATCAGTGTCA